GTTTGTGGGAAAGAAAGTTTATGGTCTGGTGTGATAAGAATGAAAATGTGCTCCAATGGGGTAGTGAAGAGATCGTTATACCCTATGTGTCACCTGTAGATCGTCGTGTGCACAGGTATTTTCCTGATTTCTATGTAAAAGCACGCACAAGAAACAATGTAATTAAGAAATACATCGTTGAGGTGAAACCAGAGAAACAATGTATGGTGCCAAAACGACCAAAGAGACAAACAAAGAAATATATCACTGAAGTCAAGACTTACGGTATTAATCAGGCAAAATGGAAAGCAGCGACTGAATACTGTCTTGACCGAAACATGGAATTTATGATACTCACCGAGAAACACCTTAAGGTATGAGTCTATTCAAAGACGTAAAAGATCTAGCAGCAGGGCGAAGTCAGTCAAAGGACTGGTATCGCTCACAGGTTAGATATGGTCTAGAGTCCTTAGGGCGTCCTATACAAGAAGGGGACATACTATTCTATGACTATGTAGCACAGTCAGCACGATTAGACTGGTATGACATGCACCCATTAACACTTGTAACTGACGTAGATAACTTTTTAGGGCAGTTTAGTGGTGGTAATATACACTATTTACGCCCATCTGCTAGACAAATAGTAGGAAAATCGTGGGCAGGAGGTGCAACTACATATCCCTCACGTTGCTATCATAAATACTTTATGTCTAGTGCATCTAATATATACATAGTGCCCCCTACAGCATTTACAGATTATGTCCCACTCCCTCTAGAGCAGTTTCTGTTTACGAGAGCAGGAGTCAAAGTGGAAGTGCCTAGTAGCGTAATCTGGAGCCGAGTCTAATGTATCGCCAACCCAATTCTATCAATAGTATGAGAGAATTGATCGGGTCAGGTAATAAATCACCTGCACGATCTAATCTCTTCCAAGTAGCAATCGATCCACCACCTGTGATGTCATCGATTGGTGGACTGTTTCATTCAAAAGATGTAACAGGTATTGAGTTTCTGGATAAGTTGCTTGGTCTTGTAGGTATTGAAGATCAAACTACAATGAAGAGATACCGTGAGCACGTCGAAATGATGAATTTCTACGCTGACACTGTAAGTATACCTGGCAGACGTATTACTGTTGGCACAGTAAGAGACGTAGGTGCTATGAGAAGATTCGCTACTGATACTACCTTTAGTGAAATGCAAGTATCATTCTTGCTACCTAAAGACATGTATCATAGAGAGTATTTCGAGAGATGGATGAATTATACTGCATCTGACTCAGAAAACAGAGTTGGATTCTACGATCAATATACCAGTAAAGTGCGTATTATTAAGTGGGAGTTAGGATCTAATTATGTTGGAAAACGAAAGCAACGACAAGACAACGGTGAGAATGCGACTGCAAGACAAAGATTTAACGGTGTATCCGCTTGTTGGACAATGTATGGGGCATTCCCATTTGACATGTCTGCGATCACGCTAAATAATGGACCTACAGATCTAATCAAATTAGATATATCTTTCTACTATGAGAGATATCGTATGGACACACCAAACAATGCAAAAATGTTTAAAGGTGCTATTGAAGATGTCGTTATCGACATGGAAAATACACGAGTGCTAGATGCATTGAGTATAGACACAGGTCTCAACAATTTCGTTGGATTTGGTCTCTAAATAAAATTACATATTGGATATATTATGCCATTACCCAAAATTGCATTACCTGAGCATGACCTTGAAATCCCGATCACGGGTAAGAAACTTACTTACCGTCCTTTCCTTGTTAAAGAAGAGAAACTACTCTATCTCGCCATGGAATCGAAGGATGAGAAGGAGATGGTTAAGGCAGTTAAAACTATCATTAAGAACTGCACGTCTCTCTTGGACAAGCAAGTTGAAAAACTCGCGACTTTTGAAATTGAGTATGTTTTCCTCAAAATCAGATCGAAGGCGGTCGGTGAGGTCAGTGAATTCAAGGTAACAATGCCAGATGACGGTGAAACACAGGTAGATGTATCTGTGCCACTGAATGAGGTTGAATTACAAGTGCCTGATGGTCATGACCCTAAAATCATGTTTACTGATGATGTTGGAGTTGTTATGAAGTATCCTTCACTTGATATCTTCGTCCAACAGAATATGACAGAAGGTGAGCAAACCATTGATGATGTCTTCCAACTTGCAGCAAGTTGTATTGGACAAGCATTTGATGGTGATGAGGTTTATGATAGTTTCACTAAGAAAGAAGCAGTTGATTTTCTAGAAAGTCTAAATTCAGACCAATTTGCGAAGATCCAAGAATTCTTTGAAACTATTCCAAAACTCAGTTATACCATGAGCGTGCGGAATCCTAAGACCAAAAAAGATAATGACATCACATTTGAGGGATTAGCGGCTTTTTTCGCATAAGTCTGTTGCATGACAGTCTTGAAAACTTATACAAGACTAACTTTGCGTTGATGCAACATCACAAATATTCTTTGACTGAGTTAGAGAATATGATCCCATGGGAGCGTGATGTCTATGTTAATTTGTTACTCGCCTTCCTCCAAGAAGAGGAAAGACGCCGTGCAGCAGAGAATAATAGGAATCGTGTTAATCTCTAATGTCAGCAATACGGTCATTCGTTACTGTTAAACCTTTCAAGTCCACGACTGCGGTCGGCACCAATATGAATGGACTTCGGAAGAGTGTGAACAGACTTGGTATGACCACTGAGGGTATTGGTAAGTCGATTGAGCAGATGTCTATCATCACTCAATTCCAGAAAGATTACCTCATGGATGAGGTGAAAGAGGAAAACAAATATAACGCAGAGCAGGATAAGAAGAAGAAACTCATAGCGTCACGCCTTAAAGTCCAGAAAAAGAGAGAGAAACAGCGTGTTAGACGTGATATGTCAGAAGACATAGCTGAGAAGGTTAACGAAGGAAAAGAGATAACAAAGCAGGAAGAGAATAAGAAGAGGGAATTAGGACCATTCATGAAAATCATGAATAGTATCGGTGGTTTCTTCAGCTCTATATTCGGTGCATTTGTCCTTTTTGGTGGTCTCTCATGGATGCAGCAGAATGGAGAGGCAATAAAGACAGTATTTAAGATAGTAGCGTCACTAGTTAAGTTTGCATATAAAATCACCCGAATGGGTGTGGGATTTATTGGTGACGGTCTTACTAGAATGTTCGGAGATTATAGTGATCTCAACGAAGGAAAGATAAATCGCACGTTTAGATTTTTCAAGGGTGCACTGCAACTACTTACAGGACTCGCTGTATTGCGAAGTGCACAATACATCATAATGCCATGGAAGTTGTTTAGTGATGTAGGTAAACTAACAAATATTTTTGGTGAAGCTAAGCAAGTAGAGCAGGGCACACAACAAGCACAAGCAAGAGTAAAGGACGGATATTACGATAAAAAGACTAATCGTTTTTATACAAAACAAGAGTATGAGACGATGCGTAAGGCAGCTCGTAAGCAGCCTGGCGGTATAAAAGCATTTAACGATAGAGTTAGACCAACGTCTAAGATCAGTGGTGCCAAGATGGGTGCTTCCAGACGTATGGGTAACGCATTCAAAGGAATTAAAGGAAGGATACCTGGCGGTGGTGCCACTATGTTGGCAGGTGCTACATCTGCAGTTGGTGGACTTGCTAGAGCGTTTGGGGGAGATAGACCAGGTGAAGCAGCAGGCACAGCAGTAGGTGCAGGTGTAGGTAAAGCAGTTGGTGGTATTGCAGGTGCAGCAGCAGGTGCAGCATTCTTACCATTCTTAGGACCTTTCGGACCTATGATCGGTGCTGCTATCGGTGACTTCTTAGGTGATTTTATTGGTAGTAAGATAGGACCTATTATTCAACCTATCTTTGAGCCTATTGCACGCACATTCAACATGATGAAAGAGGTATTCTTAGCACCTCTTATGCCATTGATTGAGCCAATGAAGGAGTTGATCGGCACATTCTTTAAGGCACTGGGGAATATTGTCGGCACTATCATGAAGGCAATTACTCCTATTATGAAGTTTGTGGGTCTCGTATTAGGTGGTGCCATTAAGACAATCTTTAAAGTATTGTCGTTTACCTTCAATTTAATTAAGAATATCGTCGCATTTACCTTAAATCCCATAGGATTTGCATGGGATGTTATAAGACGTAAGGATCCTGGCAGAGATATAGAGTTAGATCAGGTAGCAAATGCAAAAGGTGCAGACAAGAAACCAGATCTTGAGCAGTTTGATAAGGGTGGAAAGTTTACCAAACCCGAAACAATTAGTGGGGATGTAGATAAGAAAAAGGTAATAAAACCTAAGATTATAAGACAGAGACCAAATGTAGAGCAACCAGCTCAGATGGCTGCAGGTGGAGTAATACAGGCAGCAGGTGGTATGGACTTTATGCCACCTAATATTGCACTGATGCTGAGAGCAACTGACATGGTTGGTATATCACTACAGAATGCTATTGTTGGTGGTATCAACATGTTTGGTGTATTCTCACCTCCTGTAAAAAGAGTATTAGGACCTGAAATGCAACAGGTCAGTCAGGCATTTGGTAGAGGTGTAGGGTCTAGTGGAGCAGCAGCAAGTGGAGTAAGAGCACTACCTACACCACAGGTAGACACCATGAGAGAGGAGAGACAAAAACCTAGAAGCTCTCTAGGCACTACCTTCTCAATGATAGCGAAGGGTAGATTTAGTATGATTGGTATCCTCAAGGATGGTATTAAGAAATTAGAGGAGAGACAAAATAGAGTAGGTGGTGGAGGTAGTCAAGAGACTGATGCATCTACAGAGATGAGAGGTGGATCTGGCACTACAGGTGGAGGTGGATATGGCGGTGGTCAAACTCCTGTAACGCCAGGAAATACTTCATCTGCAGGTGGTCAGTGGACTCCACTTTTAGAATTGATTGCTGCTAAAGAAGCAGTGAATGGGTCTTATGATTCAATATACCCTTCCACTACGAAACAAAAATATTCTGGGGGTAAACCACTCACTGAAATGACCATTCAAGAGGCAGATGATTGGCAAGGGCAAACTTATAGAGCTAGAGGGTCTTCTGCTGCGGGAAGATACCAATTCATGTATATTAAAAACATGGCAATGAGGTATGCAAATTTGAGTCCTGATGACATGTTTAATGAAGAAAATCAGGATAAAATGGCAATCGGTCTCATCGAGCAAAAAGCAGGTGGGGGCATCTCATGGAAGATGGCGAAGGAAAATCCAGATGAAGCTATGAAGAGATTGGCAATGGAATGGGCATCATTTCCAGTGCCATATGATATGCAGGGAGCACATAGATACGTTACTGCAGGTCAGTCTTATTATGCGGGTGATGGTATGAATGCTGCAGGTGTTGGCGTTTCAGCAGTAAAAGAATTACTTGCTCAGATGGATGGTGGTGGTGAGTTTGATGAGAATGGTAGACCCAAACATCCAGCTCTATTGAGAAGAATGGCACAGTCCAAAATTCTTGATATGGTGCAAGGAATAAAAGATAGATTACAAGAATTTGCTGATGGTGGTGAGCTCGCTAAGTTAGGTGACGGCACAAGATTAGTCAGCGTTGGTCGTGGATTGTGCACTACTGGTGTCATATTAACTGCAGAAGCAAATAGAGCGTCCATTGGTAAACCTCACGTTGCCACTGGTAATGACCGCAACAACCCTAGAGGTTTGATGGCTCAGGCAGTGGGTGAGCATGGATATGCATCAATAGAAGGTTTAGGTAAGAAAAAGTTAATCACATCACCATATGGTAATGTAAATGTTAATGTGATGAATTTTAAGGAGTGGACAGAAGCAGTTAAAGGTAAAAAGATTCCATCAGGTGCTCTTATTTTCTCCACTAGACATAATGATTGGAATAATGATGCAAGTAGTAGTGGTAATGACTCTGCTATCGCTAAAAATGGTGGAGCAAGTTTGTGGAGTGGTCATTGGCAGACAGAAGTTGGTGGTGTAGGTGCAGTATATGGAACAGGCACTAGAGGTATCGTAGCTCTTACACATCCTGGCGGTAACACATCAGGTTACACAGGCAAAGGTGGTAGTGCTAGTGGTCTGAAACCAGGTAGTGCTTCGACCACTGATGGAAGTGCAGGCACTGGTG